GTTTTTCTTGTTGGTTTGTTGTTTTTTGTGCTGCTACTTTTAGTTTATCGTGTATTGATTTTTGTTTTGCTTGAGTTATTTCTTCTGGTCTGATGTTTTTTAGGAAGCTACGTGCTTTGTCGATATCGACTTGTGCTTTTAGTTGTCCGAATTCTCCGAGTACTCCTTCGACTTCGGTTTTACGTTGTTGTGCGCCTTTTAATGCTGTGTCGGCGTGTATATTTGCATTTGTCGCGGCCATGTTTTTTGCGCTCCAATAGTTTTGTGCAATGTTAGATGCATTTGAGAAGATGTTTTCTATTTTTGGTGTTACGGCTTGTGCAGTTGCGCCTGATGGTGTTGTAGCTCCGCTTCCGCGTGCTGCTAGTATTGGGTTATATCCTGCTCCGCGTAGGTCTGTTACTTGTCTTCTGATTGCGGTGTTAGACATTCTTTCTTGGAAGTCTCTTGTTATTTGTGCTTGTTCTGCTTGAAAAGCAGTTGATATTCCTGCTTGTTGAACGTTTGCTACGTTTGCTTGTTGTTGACCTAGGATATTGAGGCCGCCCCCTATGACGGCCCCTATTCCTGGAGGTATGAGGTCGGGTATTGCGGAAAATATCTTTCCGAGAAAACCGAGTTGTTTATTTCTTAGCTTTAGGTTTCGCATGTTTAGAAATGGTCGATGAGTCCTGGGACTCCGTAGAGTGGCATTGGTCTAGCGCAGCGCATGTTGATATAACTATCGAACAGGAAGTCTGGCTCGCTAGGGACAGCGACAATGCGGTCAATTGGAGGAGTCTCTTCAATGAAGAGGTCGTTGAGTACTGGTAGTGTTGCAAAGTCTTGTGCAAGATGCCATACGTCCAGTGATAGTGGGTCCGAGCTGCGCATCTTACCAGTTATTTGTGAAGGTTTATAGCGATATTCGGCGAATCTTTCTTGATAGCCGAATGTTAGTTCGTCATTTGCTGAGTTATCTGCAAATATTTCTTTGTTTAGTACTGATTGTTCGCCTATGTGAGAGAGTGCTGGCCAGTAGTAGTCGAACCGGGTTTGCCTATTCCACATGCGGTTTAGCCCTTGTTGATAGGTTATGTCTGCGCGGACGGAGACAAGCCCGATTAGTAGACAGTGTTCTGTGAAGGACTTGGTGAAACCATGTCCTGATATATGTGCTGTGCCGATTCCGGCTAATGTGCCCATTGGTGTGTCTACTGTTTGTACGTCTGTGTTAGTTATTGTTTGCGCTATTGGATTTATTATTATTGGTGTGCTTCCGCCGCCTAAGTATTCTGGGCGTTGGAGTCTTGAGTCGGGTGATGTTACCCCGAAGTGTGCCTTTATTATTTCTGTGTATCTTGTTCCGCCTCGGGCGTCACGTTCTAGCATTTTCTGAATTTGAAATGCTTGTCTTAGTTGATTTATTGTTGCTGCAGTTGCAGTTGTTAGGTCTGTTATTAGACCTGATTCTGTTCCGTATATTACGGTTTCTCCGGCCCCTGCGTATCCTGACATGCTAAGTGCGCCGCCGAGTGCTGCTACTATTGGTCTGTCTATTTGTGCGGCTGAGCCTTGCATTTGAATTACTGTGTCGTTAGATATGACTGGTGCTGAGGTGCCGAGTGGTAGGTCGATTGAATCGCCTTTTTGTGGGAATGGTAGTGATGATGTGAAGTAGTCGTGTCTTTTTCCCCTGCGAGTGATTTTGTAGTTTGATTCTGGGTCTGGTCCGTCGTCTTTTGGTACTGGTAGTGATACTTGTAGGTTTTCGTCGCGGAACCATTCGTTGTAGATTAGATTGTATGCTCGCATGTGTAGTACGTTATGAACTAGGTCTGGAATTCCTGTTGGGATTCCCATGTAGTCTGCTAGTGTTTGAGATGTGTAGCCTGTTGTTGGTGTGGCTTGAGTTGTTGGTATTACGAAGTCTGTTGAGTCTCCAGGGTCTGTTTGTTCCCCATTGAATTTTTGCCAGTTATCCCATACAAGTCTGTATGGTACGGCAAAAAAGAATGTGTCCATAAAGATGTTGTCCATTATGGGGAATATTGGTGTGTTTAGTCTTGCTAGTGCTGTTAATTTTAGATTGAATGTGTCTCCTGGTAGTGCTTCATCGACGAATATAGGGATAAGATATCCCGCGTCGAATGTTGTTTTATAACCGTGTGAACGGTCGAATGATGAGCGTGGTATTTCGGCCTTTGGTACTTGTGAGAATTGATGGCCGGATTTTGATGTTGACTTTCTGGGTCTGTTTCCTTTATAGCTCATTATCTTTGTCCTCTTTGATTGGTATTATTTCTGCTTCGTTAGGTTCTTCTGGTGTTATGTAGTCTACTCCGTTGCCTAGGGAGTGATGTGGTGTGAAGTATATTATTTCACCTGTGGTGTCGTTGAACTCTCCGAGTTCCCATAGTGAGTAGTCATCAGGGTGTTTGCCGAAGGCGTGTTCTGGGTCTTGTATGCAGTCTCCGAAGGTTCTGCGTGCCATGTTGTGGTTATGTAGGAAAAACGGTGGTAAGTAGGCATTGGCCTTGTTGTCGTGTATTGCGTATATGAATTGAATCATTATAGTTTTCCTTTATTTTGTTTAGCGTACGCGCATTGTTCGCGTACCTTTAATCGTTGAATTGTTTGGTCTTCTTTATGTTGTTTTGCCTGTTTTATCCTCTTATATTTACGTTTTCTATATTTTTCTTTATCGTGTATTTCGTAAAGTTTATCGTAGTATTTTGGGATTGATTGTTTCTGTCCTTTTATTGTTATGAAGTCCTTGAGTGTGTCTTTGCTGAATTGGTCATACCATGTTCTACCTATTGCTTTGTTTCGCGACATTGTCGCGTATTCTTTTGTTAGCTCTACGGATTCGCCGTAGCGCGTTATATGTTGATAGTGTTCCTGGTATATGTCCGGACTTTCTTGTATTGCTGTTATTTTCTTGGTTACGTATTTGGCGACGTATCGTGCTGTGTTGTAGGTGACTTCTGCTATCGTGCAGAATCCCTTTCCCCATATCTTCGATAATGTGTCTGATGTGTATAGGTTGTTGTCGTCTTGTTTCCATAATTCTTTGTCCTCAAATTCGTGTCCGAATATTATTGAGTGATAGTGCGGGCGGCGTGTATTCTTGACATCGCCGTATTCCCCGCAATGGAAGTATCGTATTTTTATTGGTGATATGTATTTGCGGTATCTTTTCATAAAGAGTTGAAACTCTTTGATATTTAGTGATTCGTTTATTGGTAGATGTTCGTCGTCGTAAGTTAGTGTTATGAACATTGATTGGTTGTGCATTTGATTTTCGTGCACCATTCTTGTGGCCCATTGAGCTGAGTAATTTAATTTGCAACCTATGCATTGGTTGCATGGTATTTGTATGGGTCTGTCGATGTATGCGTTTCGTGTGGAGAATGTGATTCCTCCACCTGTCGCATGATATGCGTTTATTGGGTGATAGCATGGCATGGTTTTTTATTTGAATATTATCCATGCGCATATTGTGAAGTAGACGAGTATTGATATTATTTCCATTAGAGTCTGATGCCTCCGCGCATAGGATTTGTGCGGTAGTTTCTTCTGTTTGTCCGTGATGCTGTTCTGGTGAATAATCTTCTAGATTTTCTACGTGATATTTTGCGTCTGCGTGGCATTTTAGTTCTCCTATTTTGTGTTTTTAGACACTTTTGGTGTCAGTGTGTACAGTTACATCAAGTGAGATACTGTACTTTATTCCGCCGTAGCTTCTGCTGGCGGGGTTTCTTTTGATGTTTTATCCTCTGGTATATGTTCTTCTAGAGGATAGTCTGAGAGGCCTAAATCGAAGAGTTGGGCCTCATTTTCTGGGTCTTGGACGAAGTCCAAGAATTGAGCTGGATCATTATTGAATTTTGTTCGTGCTTTTGATGGTAGGTCGTCGAACATTTCTTGTGCTGTTTTGATTTGATTTAAGGATTCATGTAGGTCTGCTGATGTGCAGAATCCGTAGTTTTCTTGGTGTTTATTAACGTGATCTAGGACCCCTGATTTTTGATATTTTTGCATGATTACGTTTATATCACATGATTTTGCGTGTGATTGTTCTGTCATGCTATTTGTTCCGAAGTTTATTCCTCCTGGTTTGTTTCTTCGGTAGTCTCTCTGTGATTTACAGATTGCGCCTTTTATTTCTTTTGCTTGTTGTTTCATATTTTAATACCTCGGTGGGAACATTTTTCTTGGATAGTTTGAATTTTTGAACGCTTTATCGGTGCCTCTTCTTTTGAATTTTTTTCCGAAGATTGATTTTGCACCTTTAGTGACGTTCATGCCAAGTGTGCGCCAGATGCCTGCTATTGCGGCGGCGGCGCCTATTCCCTTGGCTGCTGTTGTTAGTAGATGTGCGTTAGCTCCTAGTATTTGCCAGTATTTTTCTTTTGATTTTGCTTCTGTTAGTTGAGTCATTAGTATTCGCAGCTTTTGTTTTTCTTGTTGGTTTGTTGTTTTTTGTGCTGCTACTTTTAGTTTATCGTGTATTGATTTTTGTTTTGCTT